TGTTTTCATTATCTTACAACCGGCTCTGATTCCTTGAACTTCCTTGGTCTTGTTGCCTTCTTCGTCTTCTTTTAGCTTTAGCTTCTTCATTGCAACAACAATTGAGCTTGCATACACTGCTCCGTTACCACCCGAGATAATTGGATCAGGGTTATATGGATCCATACTTCCATAACAGTGATTCGTTGCAACCAATCCCACATTATAACTACCAAACATATTTACACAATTGCGAACAAGCGCCGCAAGTGCTTTTGGCTTTCTACCCAAGTCTCCTTTTAGATCACCAGAATCAAATTGATTTACGTCGGTGGGTGTAAGCAACATACCCAACGAATCAATAATGAACAACACCTTTGGTCTATCTTCTTCAGACAGACTTTTATAATCGCTCATGAATTTTGAGATGGTCTTTGCTACATCATCAATCATTGCCAGATTTAACTTTAATAGCTTATCCTCGCTGGTATCTACGCCCAACGCTCGTAGCCATGATTCATCAAGGGCATTTTCAGTGTCAATTAGCACAACAAAAATACCTTGTTGTTGTGCATTTTTAGCAATATTACCAGAGCAAATGTAGGATTTACCAGCACCAGAATCGCCGGAAAACATTACTACCTTTCCTAATGGGATTCCTTTGTCAAATGATCCCGATATTAAATAATTTAAAGCGAAATTGCCAGTGCTAATCCAATCCACTGGGTCAGAAAACCCAATTGATAGTCCTTCAATTGATTTAGTAAGCTCCCGACGAAACTTACTCAGGTCAAACGGTTTCATATATTTTTCTCCTAAATTTGTTTTTCATAATAATAATCTTTATTGTCAACATTTTGTGATTTTACTCTACTTTTAATGGTTCTTGGGTCTATTCCCAATGCCCTAGCAGCGATTGCAATACTACTGAACCATCCCTTTGGAGTGTGAACTCTTATAGAATTATGTGATACTGATCGTGTGTCATCAATGTCAATATTCATCACACATACTTGTTCATGTTTTGTTACATTACTAATCCCAAACAAATTACTGCAAAATTTACAAGGAACTTTTTGCTGTTTTGTTCCGATCTTTGCCCTAGATATGTTATTGGAGTGCGAGGAGGTTCTCTCTCTACCTGTTAGTGCTTTGGATACTTTACGTCTATTCACCTCGTTGTGCATGGGATTATTTTCGCCCCTAATATTGGGTTTTGGTATTCCCGATAAGGCTAAACTTATTTTAGCAGCATTTTCGGGCTTTTTATTGGGGTGATTGATGCCCGATATAGTTGGTCGTTTCTGTCCCTTTTGTGGGTGCTCTTTATCTCCCAGTTTAGCTGTCCAATGATTTTTTCCACTCGTCACAGACTTTTGACGTTTTACAACATCTGGATCTTTCATTGGATTTTTATCCCCAACCCACACGGATATGCCGTCATTGTTGTGCTTATTGAAGCTATTTGTATCATTCTTTGCATCTAGTATGCGAAGTATCCTCGTCTCTAATTCCAATACCTCATTGACATCTCCCATGAACAATATAATTCTTACCCATTCACTTCGCGTGTCAATAGTCAATAATTTATTAACAATCTTGCTGGATGTAATATACCCATCATCTGGGTGACAGCCTTTCGCTGTTCGTGACCCTATATACCAACGCTGCGTTGATAAATGAATCCAAACATAAACGAAAGGCTTGTGCATTTTTCTTATTGCGCCGATTGCTGTCGCATTCTTATCAGTTTTAAAATGTCCTCGGCCTTTGATGAAGATGCCACTGGTGCTTCTTCAGCTTCCGGCGCTTTAACCGACGTTACTTTTACAGGAGTGGGCGATGATTCAAATGGTGCATCGTCTTCTTCTGATGTTACTTCAACCTTTTCTTTTGGTGCTACCTTTGGGGTACTTGGAGTAGATGATGAATCGCCGCTTTGAGTGATGACCATTCCAGCGGGCCGGAAATATTGCCCCCATCGTTCACTATCATATAGTTGACCATCAACCGATGCCTCAAACATTTCCGTCATAACTTTTAATTCTACTTCACTTGGCTTTTTGGGCAAGAATGTAGCTAGATCAAATAGACCATGCGATTTAATGGCTGATTGTTCTTGTTCGGTTAGTGCAGATTCGCGCCTTGACCAAGTGCTGGTGCTATAGTCAGCATAGCCACCTTTGCTTCCCTTGGTTACACGAAAGTCAAGACCACGTTGATAATCGGTTGGCAATTCATCCAACTCTGGATCCATCAATGCTGACTTTACGATGTTAAAAATCTGTGGACCAATGATCAGTCTACGAACAGGATTTTCTGGTGCGTTTTCTTCAATGATTGGATTTTCCCGAATGATACCTTGGAATAGATAATCGCGCTTTTTCCAATACTTGCGTCCCATTTCTTCAAGTGATTTATCCTTGAACCAAGCGCGAACCTCAGTGAGAATAGGACACGTATCGCCCCACATCTCGACACAAGGAACACGCACTGTTACTGCCTTCTTTTCTTCGCCATTCTTTACACCGGGGAATTCAAGGCGAATCATCGCTCGCTCTACCCAAAAGAATGTGTTGTTTGGATTGCCGTCTGGCAAAAAGCGAATAGTTGCGCTTTTGCCCTCGTCAATGTTCCAGAATGGATAAAGAGTGTTGTCCATTTGGTTGTTTGAATTTTGTCCGCGATTTTCTGACGCGGACAATCTTGATCTGATTTCTGCCAAAGATGCCATTTTTGATGCCTATATTGTTAATTAAAAATAAATTTAAGAAAGATGCCTTACTTAAACGATGCCTGCCTCATTATTTTAATACGTTGAGGTACGTATTTCAACCAAAAAGGTCGAGTCTTGTCAGACAGCCAACATCTCTGTGTCGACTGGCCATCACTAGGATGGACTTCAGCCCGATGCTTTCGCAGAGCGGGGACGCTTGTATTTACTTGACCATAGCGAATCCGGCCAAAGTTTTCAACCAAAAAGGTTAAATCAGTCTATCACTGAGCGAACTCAGTGATCTCGTGTTATTTCACCATCGGGAAACCAGCGAGTGTTTTTAATCTCACCAAACTTGGATCATGTACCGGATGCCCGCCATGAATCTCAAGGTCCTTCTCATCTGAGCAATCTTCACAATCCTCGCAATCTTCGCCACATGATTCATCCATTCTATCGTAAGATGATACTTCGTAATCTACAGCGCATTCATCTTCGTCCTCTTGTGGATCCTTTGGGTTTTTTATACCGGCGTGTTTGAGGATTTGCTCAAGGTCTCTATTGTACTCGTATTTTTTTGATTCTGCAACCGGTTCTTCAAATTCATTGTCCATATCTAAATCCATATTCATATCTCCATCATCTCCTTCTGGTGGCGGTCCTTCCATATCATCTGGCTCTTCCATATCATCTGGCTCTTCCATATCATCTGGAGGAGGGGGCGGCGGAGGTTCTACTGGCGGAACTGGCTCCGAAGTGGGTGGAGTCGCATTCAACCCTTGTTGCAAATTGATTTGACTGAGCACAGCAGCCACACCGGGATTACCTCTTGCATAAGATTCCATGTGATCAATCACAAGGGACCTTACATCAGAATTTGGGTCTACCTCTGCTACATCAGTGATTGAATCAAATAGCGCATCTTCGCCAAAAAGATTATCTAATTGTCGTTTAGCATTAACACCATCAGGTCCTGCCATGATGGGTTTAGCCATCAATTCTAGGAATTTTTTCTGATCGCCCCTTGTAGTAGGCAATGCCCAACATCCTTCTGATACCAGATTGACCCAGTTTTCAAATAATTTTACTTCTTTCACATCATTATCTCCGTTTTCCTCTCACTTTGTCAAGCACTTTTTTAGACAATCCCTCGTATACCATCTGATGAGCGAACATTTCTCTCAGATTTTCAACGATCACGTCACCATAAGTGATGTTCAACGGCTCCCAACTTTCAAAATACTCAGAGTATCCTTTTGGTCTTGCAATTCTCTTAGCAGTTTTTTTCAAGCTCTCATAGTAGTTTTTTACGTCCTCTGCCATTTTCATTGACGAATCATCCTCAAACGTTTTATTGGACGATGCACGAGTGTATCTTTTTAGGACATTCAATTCCTCTACAATGGAGCAAATATGTTGACCACGCTGATCGTAGGGGTTTCCACCTTGCCGAACGTGCTGCAACATTGCTCTACCACCAGTGAGGCTCTTAAACGGCATCATAAATCGTTCGCCGTCAATAGTTTCAACAAATAATTTATCAATTTGCCGATAACGCAAATCATTCTCACCCAAAGGCTTAGAGTGCTTGATCATCAATCTTGCTTGAGATGGATTGCCATCATAACTCACATTCCGAGTTCCCGACCAGCTTTCCATCAATCCTTCTTTGAGATTTTTAAGGCCACCAATATCAAATTTCATTCTATTGACATTTCTTACATCAAATGTCATAAAATGGCGAACGGCAAATTGCTTGAGTTGAGCCAAAAAATCATACCATCCTTTTTTGTCCGAATCAATAAATCCTTTTCCCATATTGTCGGAAAAATAGATAGCCATTGAATCAGTTCCCAATAAAATTACCACCGATCCATAATTTTTACCAGAATCACCGGTATAATCAAAGCGAAACAACGTAGCATCACTTGTATCTTCAGACGGACGACCGTCATTATTCAACGTGTCAGCCGTTATATTGCGCGATAACAACAAATCATTTAGGTTCGTAGAGGTTTGATCTTGATTTAACATAGTGTTGTATTCCTTGTTTAGTAAACTAACTCCATTCCCCGAGCAACTGATTTCAGTCTATCAGACCTCTCGATTTTAGCACTCAGTTTCATAAGAGTCGTCGGGACAACAACAATGTTGCCCGCTTCGCGTCGGACCAGCGAAGTATCATAATAATCTCTCTGTCCTTGTCTCAGGACATTGATGGCTGCGTTATTATCTCTGTCGTGATGACTGCCACATTGTGGACAAGTCCATTCACGCACAGATAACGACAGCGATTCTATTTTGTAATCGCAACAACTACAGGTCTTAGTTGACGGGTAGAATCGATTGATTCGGTGGAATGTTTTACCGTACCAAGAACATTTGTATTCAATCATATCAGTCAATGTTGACCAAGCAGATTCCCGAATTGCTCTTGATAATCGACGATTTTTCATCATACCAGCGACATTCAAGTCTTCCATGTAAATAGCATCATACGTATCAACTAACCAAGTACTTATCTCGTGATAATAATTATTTCGTTGATTAGTCAATCGCTTGAACGCACTGGCTAATTTCATTCTGGTCTTTTCTCTGTTGTTGCCGCCACTGACCTTTTTAGCCAGTTGTTTTTGTAATATTTTGATTCTATGCTTGGTTTTTGTCATACGAATCAAATCTTTAGAATTGCTGAATCTATTACCATCACTCGTGACGAATAGATCCTTTATCCCCAAGTCGATACCAACTTCCATTCCGGTCATCGGCTTCAGTCTCTGTTCTACTTCTGCCAACACGGACACATAATACTTGCCGTCTCGATCCATTGAGACAGTGGCAGATTTAATCCTACCTTCAATTGATCTATCAATTATCGCTGACACATAGCCCAATCTTGGTAATCTGATGCTATTATCAGTTATCTTTATTGTATCGTTGTTATTCGGCGTTCTGTAACTTTGACGAGCATATTTGCTTTTGTATTTCGGATGTCCGCACTTCTTGCCTTTGCGTTTACCAGAACACGACTTGAAGAAGTTACTATAGGATTCGTGTAGGTCTTTGGCCGCTTGCTGTAAGGCTTGACTGTCGACTTCTGCCAAAAAATCACGATCTTCTTGCTTCTTCCAATCAACCAATAGATTGTTACATTGAAAATAGGTCAAGTGTCCTTCGCCAGATTCATATCTGGTCTGTTGTTGATTCAACAGATTATTGAACACAAATCTCTTACAACCAAACGTCCGACGCATTTGCTCGGCCTGGGCATCGGTTGGATTCAAACGATATTTGAAGGACTTGAAGATCATACTTGTATTTATCTTTTTTTATCAACCCATCATCACAACAAACGGCATAGGTGCAATGATATCGGCATGATCTTTTATTCTATTATCCAATTCTGGGTAATAGGACTGAAGTGTTTGTAGCATTCTGACTACAATCAAAGTAGCAGACACCAAATCATCATGTTCACCAGCTTTAGCCTCATAACCAATCATGCCTTTAGCTACAAATGTTTTTAATTCAGATATTAACGGACCAGAACTAATCTTCATTTTATCTCGTTCAACGAGCATTTTCAATTTATTACAAGCAGCAATTTTGGTTCGCCTTGTAGTAGAAAATCCTTTTCTTTGTTTCCCCGGCTCACATAAAAAATACCCTTTTATATTTGGTTCACCGTATTCCGCTATACTAACCAATGCAGCCTCGCCAACAGAATTATTTTCAACTGAATAATAAATCGTTTTATCATCTTCAGTAAATTCGTGTAGATAATCGCATATACCAGCTAAAATGCGAATTTGTTCTTGTATCGGTGTTCTATTATGTTGCCACTCTGCAACTTGTTCAGTTGTGTTAGCTTCATATACTTGAATTGCTGCATAATCGCCACCTGTTCCCACACTTGGATCAAGCGCAACACAGTAGATTGAATCGCGTTTAGGTTGCTTATACCATCTTACTTGGCCTATTTTAAAAATAGGTTCTTGTTTTTCAAGATCGGCCAATTTTGCTGGTGCTATCAGAGTCTCCTCTGCTGAAATAAAGCGGCAATTTATCTCTCGTTCAAACCTATCATCACCCAATTGTGCTCGCATATTGTCGGCCCAATGTTGATCTCTGTCTGGATGATCACTCCAATGACAAGTAAATGCCTTGAATCCATTGATTCCTAACTCGGTGGGATTGCCATAGGCATCAATACATTTGTTTGCATTTTTCCACAATAACGCAAACTGATCTTCGTCCGAACTGGGCGTAGACGTGATAATACATTTACCGCCAGTTGCAAGAGTTGGGCTAATTGAGGTCCAAAAGTCTGCGGCAATCGCAGGCCGAACGAAACTGAACTCATCCAGGTACAATAATGATATAGACATACCACGACCAGTATTCTCAGTTGTTGTTGTAGATACTATTCTTGACCCATTTTCAAATTCCAAACTACCTTTATTGTAACTTGTTGCACCCGCTCTAATATGATCTGGGCAACATTCGTATGCAAATCTTACTCTGGTCATGATTTCTTGACTGCCAGTGTGCTTGTGTGCTGCAACCAAAATGGTTGAATCTCTGTTAAACATTGCATACCAAAGCAAGTATCCTGCCGCAACCGTACTTTTACCACTTTGTCTGGGCAGCATTGATATACTATAGATATTTTGGTGGTACACTCTGGCGAGGTCTACCTGATACTCATAAGGCTTATATAGCATTCTACCCTTGGTGGGATGCTGAATATAAAAGAAGTGATCTAAGAAGTATTGTGGACCAATGATGGGATCAGAACATTTAGCAAACTCTTCTATTTGTTGTTTAGTATATATATGCTTTTTGTGTGGGTCTTTGACTAATGATAAATCAGCGGCCATTTTTTACTTGACCTCACACCAAGATTGTTTTGTTCCACCATAGTATGGTCTTGCCAGTTTGCTATCAATTAGCATTTTACTCAGATTCTTATTATCAAGCACAATATCCGCTAGCAACCTACCATATTTTTCAAATTTATAAATTATTACTTCTTGTTTTTTTGATTCTTTAACTTTTGTCTTGGTAAATTCTGTTGCTTTTGCTGATAGTATTTGTTCTGATTCACATTGAGAACGAGCGCCTTTTTCCGGCGTATCAATATTATTCAATCTAACTGATATTTGTTTTGGCAACGGATCAGGCAACCATTTAGCTTCTATTTTAAGCGTATCGCCATCAATCACTCTGATGATATTCGTTGGATACTTTTTTCCCATGTTTGGTTCTTTTGCTATTACACTAAATGTTGATAGCAATAATACTGTAAGTATAATTTTCATAGTATTTCTTCCCATCCCATTTGGGCGCATACATCCGCATTGTTATTTTCTGCCGCGAGCGCCAACGTGAATACGTCTGATACTCCCCCAACCGTTCTTCCCAATCTTGCATAAAACCCCAACTCGCCCAAAGTCATTGTTTCTCTGCTTGCTGCAAATCCTGATTGAATTTCTATTCCACCAGATATTGCAGTAGCGGCAGTATCTACGTCCACTTTATTGGAAGATGCCGGATATGCCCACGTTGCACCAGTCAGTGTTGCGTTTTTTAATACCACCCACCGATAATAATTTACACTGGGGCTTAGAATATCAACCTGTGCTAGTTTTACAATAGAATCCAAAAACCCACTATTTAATCTGATTGATACTATAGGATAATATGTGCCGCTATTTACCAAACGTGTCGAAGAAATTCCGGTACCAGCCGAGTATGTGAATGTTGATTCATTGTATCCACCTTCTGACATTACGGTGCAACAAATTTGTTGCATAGTGGCAGTACCTATTCCCCCTCCAGTTGATGTGAGTTCGTACCGCATCGGAAGAGTGGCTGTCCCCATGTAAGTGGTTGGGTAAGCCGGATTATTCGCATGATTGAATGTATGGCATAAGATAAACTGACCATTGATAACAAATCCGCATCTTATGCTACCAACACCAAGCCACTCTACATCATGCCACAATAATTGAGTTGCGCTTGGATTCAGCGTAATTCCGCTTGGTCCTGTTCCATTTAATTTATCGCCATTCCAGCTTGATTGTGGAATTACTTCTTCTGTTAATACACCAGATGATGAACTTCTGATGACAAAGGATACTATCTTGCCAACTTGTTGAAAATATACTCCATTGCTTGCGGAGAATAATCCTGCTTTTTGTATTGTATTATAAGTCCAGTCCGCGAAACAAACGCTGTGCATGATTAGCAAACTTTTTCCAGGTTGATATGGGAAGGTTAGCATTGATTCTCTGATCACTTGGCTTGCTGCATTCACTGAATTAACTTGCAATTGCCTTACATTTGCGTTAAAGTCAAAATTTACTGCTCCACCGCCCGCTGTTTGAGATGAGAAGTCATATCTTCTTTCGCCAGATAATGCAGAATTAAATAGAGTATATGGCTCGCTTACTCTGAGTCTACCAAATGCATCAATGTTGGTTCCAGTAATTACGACATTACTAACCGGAGGGGGTGTTAATGTGCCACTAACTATCCACGGTGATGTTCCTTGTGTAATAGGTGGCAAACTTGTAATACCAACAATATTTCCAGTAACGGCTACATTACTATTGCCACCAGTGATATTTGCGTTGACGTTTCCTGATACTACCCAAGGCGAAGATGCTTGAGTAACCGGAACATTTCCCAATATAGTTACGTTACTATTGCCACCAGTGATATTTGCATTGACATTGCCTGTAATTGGTGGCATACTCGTGATATTTGCATTACCAGTAATAGTCACTAATCCAGGAATAGATACTGGACCAGTAATATTAACTATAGAATTACTTAATCCTGTGCGAATAAAAACATTACCGGATACAGGGTCAAGCTCTAGAGCCTGACACATATCGCGCAAATACCAAGGCGCTACATTGGATGGAGATGGTATAGCCATTTTAATTTTCCTTTAATAATTCAATACTTATGTATCAACCTATGAATGCGATACATTTCAAATGATGTCCAAACACCACCACATCTTGATTTTACATTTTCGGACAATACGAATCTGAAATTTCTACTCGTTTCTGTATCGCCCAAAAACTTTTCTAAATCTTCTTCCGAATCTATATTTTGATAATAATTCGTATTTGCAGAATCATACCCAAACAATTTACTGTCGCTCTTTAGCAAGTTTTTCCATATTCTATGGCCTTCGTCGCTTATCTGATCGCCGCTAAATAGCAATTTCACACCAGAGTTTTTTACAATGCTTTTGTAAAAATCACCAGCCCACACCGATCCCTTTTGCTTTTTGCCAACATCTCCTATAGCAATGCCGTTTTCAAATGGCATCACGCCCGCTATTATTTCTATTTCGCCATTTTTTTCTATCCAATAATAAGCATAATTTGCATCAACTTGCATCATGAATAGATTATCCCCGAGTGACTTCGTAACATGACCAACCGAGGAGTTTGCTTGCATTCCCATGATTAAATCATCATAGGGATTGTGACCGCTTGCTCCCATTCTTTTTGGGAACTCAAATAGCCACTGATCACCGAATCGTTTATCAGTGGTTCTGTTTTCGGATATCATCGTTCTTCGATCAAGTAATAGGTCGTTGTTCCTCTATTTGACTCATATACCGCAATTTCTTTCAAATTTTTATTGACTTTAAATGTTTTTGGCATATCAAATTCATCATTGCCCAAATTATTAAACGCTCTTGCCCCAGTATATCGCGTGGAAGATGTTATCCGCTCTACAGAAAATCCTTGAGCCTTGGCAAAATTTTTCAATTGTTTCATTAACCAATGAACGCCGCGTGTTCCCAAATCAACGCCACCATCAAACGAGCCAGAGGATGTATGTACAGTTTTTCCTTTTTCATCTGTATCTAATACTGGTTCAATATTACCCACATCTATTTCCTTATCATTTTTACTTAACTTGAAGTTAATAACAAGTCTTGGTTTTGATGTTGATCTTTCGCTTACTATCGCCTCATAATAGCTATCATCATATTCTTCTACTACTTTTCTGAACTTTATATGCAACTCAGATGATGGATTCGCGTAAGATTCAAGCATTGCCAATGTTCCCGGCTTGCTAAAGAATTTTAAATGAATTTTTCTTGGCGACATAGAATTTCCTTCACTGATTTTTTTGTCTCGTTTCGTTTTATATCCCTTAAAACTAACCATCGGGCTTTTGTTATTCACTAACTTAGGTTCGTCGCTTTCAGGAGTAACTACTAACTTCTTTCCTCCCGGTGTATTTGTCATTGTCAATGCCTTGTCTATTACTTGTTTAATTCCGCCATTCATTCCAGATATGACTCCATGTTCTCCGAATGTCGTCTCAGCGGTCCATTCAGGCATATATGGATTCACATCGTCGGTTTTAGCCTCTGAACGAGCACGTGCCATAGCGACACCAAACCGATAGTTGTTATATGGGTCGGCGGCAGATAGTCCGGGAATAATATAGGTTTGTCTCATAGGACCACTGTATTCTGGTGGTAATTCAGTTTGTTCATTAAATCGTCTTTTATTTTCACTAAACTCTGTTGGCAAATCATAGGTATCAATCTTTTCTTTTGGTTGTACTCGCTTGATCTCTACTATTTTTCTCATATTAAAGATAACGACCATCATCTCACCCCAACCAAATGCGTTTGGCACCAATAGATAATCTATGCCTTGGCTAACCAAAAACTCACTTAAATCTTTCGTATTAGTTGGACGAATCGCATCATTGTTCAGAATGATGTTATTAAAAGTCTCAGCATTTATTTGATTATTTTTTGATCGTTTTTGTATTCTTTCCTTGACTTCATTGCGTTTTTCTTTAACTACATATTGATCAACGAATGATATCGCAGCATCCGAATCAATTGAATGAGAATTTGCATCATTGCCTTTTTGAAGAATGATCTTATACAATTTTCTTGATCCTTTTGAATACTTATTGGCTGTTCCCCAATGAGTGGTCGCATATAATCCACTACCATATTCAAATCTTCCCTTTTTTTGTGATATTAAAGCGAGATTGTCAGTAAGATTGCCGCCGTGCCAAAGAGTCATCTTTGTGTTATCATTTCCTACAATAAATTCTTTGGCTCTCATAATATTTTTTCTCTGATTTTCCAATCATTGCTGCTGAACCCAAGCAAAAATAATGTGAAAAATTCTTGCCAGTGTTGCTCAGATTCAAACAACATTGTTCTTTTCAAAAAACCACCATTGATTCCATTATTAGCAAATTTTAATCCATCAAACACATAATAATCACGTACCATATCGTCTAATGTTCTGCTATCATCAAATCTGGCTATGGTTATCAACGCCGGAGTAGAGGGATCAACAGTTGTTAGTAATGCATTAAACGATACTGGATAGTATTGCATGCCAACTTTGACATCACTTATCGTTTGATTGTTTATTAAAAATCGATTCAATCTTTCCAATTCTTTTTCGTCAGCGCCTTCTATTAAGTACTCTTTAAAATGCTCAAACATATCAATCAATTGATTGTCATTGACTGTCCATTCACTGATAAATTCTTTGGCTCTCATGGATTCCATCCCCATTCTCTGATACTATCACCGTTCGTAAATACTTGATTAGCCGGAACTGTTTTTGATATAATTTTAAATTTTCCCTTCAGCGCGGATTGTCCATGATCCACCGCATATTGACGATCAATAGATACCCAATCTCCTGGATTTATTGTTGCTTTTTGAGTATCAGTTGCCGGAAGTTTCGATAATCTATCTACTTCGTCGTGTGCCCAGTCATACCATTTGTATGGATTAGTGAATTTAGAATCATTTGGCATTCTTCCATTTTTCAGAAAAGATGACATTTGTTTTTGTAGATTTGCAATCTGTTTTTCTGGAGTTGGTTCAGCCGGAATTGCACGATAAATTTTTACCGGCGCATTGGGCTTGTTATGATAGGTATGAATCATTGAGAATACTGTTGCATCACCCGGAGTATATGATCCATAATACCTTTGACCATTTGCAGAATATACATCTTCTGGGTAAATGCCATTTGCAGTTAAATCATATAAAGGCGCATCTTCTGGTCCCGGTGCGCCATGACTTCCACGATACTCATACTCTTCTTCGGATAATATCTCTAACCGATTTAATGTATTTCTCAATGATTCCGTTAACGACATTTTTAGTTGCATTGGGTTAAACCGCGTTTACACCAGCAGTACCAGAGCTTGCTGTTCCAATTTCTTGAATCGTGCAAGAGCCAACCACTGTAAGTTGATTGCCAACACCAACGAACACTTCTTGTCTACTATTGGCCGGAACTTGGACAGGATTGGAATAAATTGTATTGCCAAAATCGGGTGCTAAATTTACTTGATAAGTAACCGTGGATGCGCCCGTGCTGATAGCAGCCTTATCCGTGTACCAGACTTGATTTGAAGCGGATGAATAGACGTTGGCTTGATTGGACATTATTCTTTACCCTTGTAATCTTGATACAATTTGAACAGCGTCCTTTCCAAATCTACATTTTCATAAGTATGCTGACGATCTTTTTGGCTAGCAAGAACCGGCACAGTGGATTGACCGGTTGTTTTTGGCTTATTGAGTCCACCAGAATAAGAAGATAGGGTTGGAGTATCTTGGAATGTTTCTGGTTTCGTTGGCCAATTTGGTTTGTTTTCGTCTAATGGTTCTTCATCAGATACAACAACAGCACTTGGTTGTTGTTGAATACCGGCCATTGCCAACAACTGAAGAAGTGCTTCTGCGTCTTCATCATCAACGGTTATAGAGATAGATTCATTTAATTGCTTTTTAGCTGTTGGTAACATATCATTCCTGTATCCACGAAGAAGGCTTTCATAAATGCCATTTCCTACTTGTTTTTTAGTGATCTTTTTATCACCTAAAATGGGTAGATTAGTAGTTGCCACTGCACCTGAACCAGAAGAACCACCGGACGCATTTTCGTCGGTTTTCTTGACTTTCTTGGGCAATCCCTTGTGTTTAGTAGATGCAAAGTCTTTTACGTCCTTTTTAGACATTGATTTAGCTGCTTCACCGGCCTTACCTTTTTTGGGTTGATCGCCCTTTTGCATTGAATTAACAACACCAAAGAATTTTTGTTGAGCTTTTGACTTTGCCTTTTCGGTTACTTCGTCTTCGTTTACGGTTTTACTAATAATGCCATTACCGCCTTTTTTCTTAATAGAATCCAAGAATTTTTCGGCATCAGCGCGATTATCATATTCAGCAACCGACATTTTTTTATCAGTCTTTTTCATTTTGTACTTAACCGTGCACTTTTCATTCTCGGCTTCATTTACATCTTCGCGAGCAACATTTTTCCACATTGCAGCAGCGGCAATTTTTTTACCCTTTTCGCCACCACCGGCTTTCTTAGCAAGCGCATCAAAGCCTTTACCTTTTTTGCCAATATCTTTTCCAGCTTTTGCTTTCTTCACCACTGATGATTTTTCTTTTTTAGATAGTCCGGAACTTGGCTTCTTTTTTGATTCATCAAATGCGGAATCACAGTGATCTTTATTCTTGATAGCTTTTTTCATGGGTTCTTTTTTGTTCCCATCTTTATCAATATCAATGTAATCTGGCTTTGGCTTTTTACCCTCATTGAGTGGGTGAATTTTCCTTACCACTGCGCCGGGTAATTGAGATTGAATTGCTTGTTCAATCAGTCTTTTAATATTGTTGCTCATTATTGTTTCCTCTTTCCAGCTTTCGGTAAATCTACGATAATTCTCTTTAGTTTCCCTTTATGTTCCACTACTACCTCAAATGATTCTGCGAATAGCGTAGAGGCTTCTTCGTCATCTAAGTAAAAATCAGTTTTTGGATCCCAGTATTTTCCTTCTTTTGGATCATAATAAATCGGTCTACCATTTGCGTTAAATGGTCCTTCTAATCCTGCTCTTTCTTCATATTCGTCGTCAAGTGAGGGAATAACACGATATCCTTCGTTTGTTTTCGGGCAACATTTAGATTCCATTGCTGAACCACCTTTGTTTTTTAGAGCAGAGATTAGTTCACGCACTTCCTTATCTGATTGAATAACCCCTTCATCCTGTAACATATTCAGAATATCCCGAATAGGCATACCATCATTTAACATAGATAATCCGGCATTGATAACGTCATCCATTGATTCAAATCCATATCTATCCCAAGGATCGTCATCACGAAGGTCCGGACCAAAATCATCATAGCTTTCACGTGTTAGTCTATCAACGGCACGATTCGCATCCATTTGACCCTTGACACGCTTGCCTAACTCCTGCCTTCCCCTCTGAGTGCCATACTCGTGGTTCTTCATTATTTCGTGTTCACGAGCACGTGATTTGTCCTTGTAACTCTTGAGTGTATCCTTGCTTAGTTCGTTTAGTTTATCGGCACCACTACGAAGTCGATTTTTAGCCAGCATTGATACGAATTTTACACCGGCGTCGGCTAATACTTGAAGGTGTTCTCTATCAAGATTATCCAAAAAGTCAATCAATTTTGTATAAGTAGGACTGTCTGGATCAATGCCTTCAATATTACCGTATGCTTTGCGTAGATTGCTAAGTAAATCTTCCATATCATCAGATTCTTCTTCAAGATGCATCTTATCTTGCCACTTGCCACCACCAACTGGTCCGGCTCTTTCATTAGTCATCTTATCAACGGCGCGTTCAATGCCGCGTTGGCGTTTATCAGAGTGATCTAATCCTCTTTCATGTCTACCTATGTTGCTCCGCTCATAATCAGCAGCAGATGCATAAGAGGCTTCACGGGAATCTTGAGCAGCTTTCTTTACGTAGCTACCAAGAGTCTTAGGTGAGAGTTCATCCAATTGAATTTCATCAGGAGCAAACCCCTGATCTTCATCAATATCATCGGGTACGTATCCGGGAACCGCTTGAGCAGCATCTTTGACGCTTTCTGTCAGTTTTCTTTTGCCACCAATAGCGGCAAGTTTTTCCTTTATGTCATAAAAATAATTGTTCATGTTTTAAATCCTTAACTCAAAGTAACCGGTCAATAAATTCTCGGTGTTGTCTCAATAATAAGATATTATCCTTTCGGATTTCTACCTGTTGCCGGTTTAGCTGGTCGTTTTACCTTCGTCATCGGTGAATCATTTCCTATTTTGAAGTCGTTGGTCGTCTTTGCTTTAGGAGGTGTTTTACCCTCGTAGCCGGCGATTTCAAAATCAGAACGATACGTATTTTTCAATACATTATGTTCACCATAAGGAGCAGAATAATCTTTCTTTAGCTCATTCTGTTCTGGTGTGTTTTCTGGGTAATCGGTATCAACCAATAATCCCTTGTTTTCTTCGTCGGTCCTTTCTATTTCATCAACAAAACCATCAGAGTGTGCGGTTGTTAGCATCACGATTCTGTTTGGGTCCAATCCCAAGAATTGAGCAAAGTTTTTAATCTGAGGTTCAATCGCTGGATACCTGAACTCAACATCAAACATTTTTACTCTCTCATTTGGGTACTTTGGAAAGTCGGTTGATTTCGGCATTACCGGAGTTTCTTTTGTTTCGGATGTTTTTAGCGGATCAAATTGCTTTAATTTTTCTTTTAGATTTTTTTCAAAATCTTCTGGAACATCACCAACATACTTGATTCTGTAGTTATATGTACGTTGAGATTCAGCTAAGTATTGCTTAAATAGTGTCATTTTTGTGTCCTAATTGTGGAATATAGTGTATCTTATATTTATCTTTTTATGAAGTTTCATCACTCTTGCCATGATTCAATATTCTATCAAGCAAGTCGTTTCTTGATAATAATTGTCCCTCGGCGGTTTCAAGAATTTCTTCCGAAGGTTTGGCGCTCTTTTCCTTATCAAAATCAAGCTTGGCTTTTTTCAATTGTAATTCAACGATTTTTAGCTTCTTATTCAGTTTAGCTTGTTTTGCTGCTAAAGCATGACCGAACATAGAACTGGCTACCGACAATATCTCAGCGGAATATCGTGAATCAACTTGATAACCAAGTGATACCAAATCTGAAAAAGTTTCAGTTGCTTTTTCGGCTAATTCATCCAACTCTCTATCAGCGGTAGATAAGTCACGAACAGTAGGCAATGCCGCATCTATACGATCAATAACATCATCTATTTCAATAAGAGAATCCAAATCAATTTCGGATGGAAGTGATGATTCTATGATTTTTGAATCATCGTCTGTTGGTAGATTGAATATTTGTTCAAGTGTTTTCATAATAGTAGTGTAATATACTACTATTTAGCTTTTTTGTTTTTTAGTGTTTTTTACCTTGCCAGAACAGTTCTCGCTCTGTTAATACTCTAAAGTGTAATCCATATTGTTTGCAGAATATTCTTGCTTGTTGCCATTTTGCATGATTGACTATAATAGCCATTTTATCATACTGTGATGTTTTTTCGGTGAGAATAGTTTGGCCGTATGGTTTGATTTCAAGCAATTCCGCTCTTAATGTATTTGTTTTGTCAAGATAATTGATTAAAAAATCTGGAAGATAAGTGGTATTTTTTCCGGTGAGGGGATTTCGATACGGTATGCGCAAAACCTCACTACCCCACCTCAGAATATGTTGATTAGTATCAAGCATTATCATCACTCGGTTTTCCCAACCCGATCTGTAAGTTGGCTCTTTGTTGCCAATATACTTATCTTTATTGATTACGTTATAAATTCCTTGTGAGTAGTTCTTTTTTGCCATACTCTATTTATCGGTTTTGATAAATACTTTATATTATAACCAAGGATTTAATATTATGAGATTTAAAGAAATTACCAATTCAGTAGCAGAGTCAGAAATCATTGATGAAGTATCAATGAGTCCTAGCAATCTTGATCGTTTTGCTAACAGTCCGGAAGCAGACGGAATGCTAATGGGCATTGAGTTTGAAATGTATGTACCTGATGTTGCTGGTAGAAACTATAATGACCCAGAAGACGATTATAGCGAAGATGAACGTGCATATTATATAAATGATATCATTGAATTTTACGGCAACAGTCATCAAATGTCAAGAAGGGAGCTTGAGAGCTTGCGAAATGATATGTCTGATCAATATTTAGATTGGGTATCCGAAAATCTACCACAAGACAGGGTCGACGAGCTAATAAGAGAAAAATTAGAAGAATTCATCATTGACGAAGAAGGAGATGAATTAGAGCAAGAAGCGGAAGAATTAGCAAGAGCAGAGTTATCTGATCCTCAGCTTGACGACATTCATGACATAAAAATTGAATTATTGCGCAATCGCGTAGCTGAAATTATGTCCGAAGCAGATAGTAGAGAATATTACGATGCTTATGACGAAGCAAGAGAAGAGGTAGAAGAAGAATTTAGAGATTCCGGTGATGGCGATGAGGAAGCATGGTTAAGTTCTATCGGCATTGATAACATGAGTGATGTACCAAGAAGATTTGACGTATCATGGCCATATCAGAATTGGGATAACGGCGGATCACAAGATATAGAATCAGTAGGTGAATCATTCGAGGAATCAACCGGATATCGCGCCAGAGTTTATGATGATTATCATAAAGGAGATAGAGACCTCCAAAAAAGAGAGGGATCATTTATCATTGAACCAGATGGTTCACTTATTAAACCATCTGATCCCGAAGATGCTGGACTTGAGTTCATAAGCCCAGCCGTGCCACTTAAAGACGGGCTAGAAATGTTAAGGCGAGTTCAATCTTGGGCAAATCAATCGGGTTGTTACACAAACTCCACAACCGGCTTGCACATGAATATTAGTGTTCCCGGTATGAGTAGGAATACTCTTGATTATGTAAAATTGACTCTATTTTTAGGAGATCAACATATTCTACAACAATTTCAAAGAGAATACAATATCTTTTGCCAAAGCGCAATGAAAATTGTTAAACAAAATATTCAAAATAATCCAAACAAAGCATCTCAATTATTAGATCAGATGAAATCTCAACTGAATGCAGAAGCGAGTAAATTGATTCATAGTGGATACACAGACAAATACACCAGCATCAATACAAAAGACGGGTATGTTGAATTCCGTGGACCCGGCAACGATTATCTAAGCCAAGATATAACTATGTTGACCAATACTGCGCTAAGGCTTGCGATGAGCTTGAAAATCGCCACTGATCCAAATGCGTATAAACAAGAATATGCTAAAAAATTGTATAGGCTAACCAGACCGACAGAATTCTCTACTAAAGTAAACAAACGCGGAGAAACTGTTAATGTTAAACCCATGGCCAATGATATGACATCATTGTTCACGAAGTATGCCGCTGGTGATATTAGCAAACAACAATTGATTGCCGACGTAAAGGGAGTTCAATCCAGAAGAGCATCTGATAAAGAATTAGCGAATGCCTTGTCATCCGATGCCGAAATTGAACGCGAATTAGATATGGAACCAGAAACTTTAGAACCAGTTGAACAAGTATCAGAAGATATCTCAAGAATCAGAAAATTAGCAGGATTGGGGATTGGCATGAAATCAAAAGAATTTATGCTAGAATATCGCAGAGATAAAACTGCACAATCAATGGGTTCAAAACTGGTATCGGCATTAGCTAATGACCGAGGCAATATAGGCAATCTTGCAAAGGAGAGGTCTATTGCGATTTCGGCAAAACAAGGCAACGAAGTATCACCAGAAGAAATTGCACAAATAACCGACAGTGTGCTTGCAGCAATTGAGTCAATGGACCCAACACCAAACAAACAATTTACACAATGGCTAGCTCGTATGTATGCCAATGGTGGACTCAAACTTGAAGACATGAATCGCAACGACACTCTTACTACATACGAAATAGGCAAACAACGTAAACTTATCAACCCAGAACATGCCGATATCAATAGATTTAAAAGCTATCAAGATTTTGAAAACGCACTGAGCAATTATGATGCCGATGAAATTCGCAATTCAAATAAACAAGAGGTTGATAAGGGAACTGCGGAAACCGTATACGACGATGCTGACGTTAGAGTGATTCACCCAAAAGATGAGTCTGCGGCTTGCTATTACGGCAAAGGAACACGTTGGTGTACTGCTGCCACAAAAGGACATAATTATTTCAACACCTATAATAGCGAAGGACCCATGTACATCTTGTTGCCCAAACATCCAGAGTTTGATGGTGAAAAATATCAATTACATTTCCCCAGTGGCCAGTTCATGAACGAAGAAGATGACCCAGTAAAGTTAGATGAGTTAATTAAAAAACGATTCCCAGGCTTAGAATCCTTCTTTAGAGAAAAGGAAGCCGACTATTTCAACAACAATGTGATATACGCAAGTGATGCGGTGTTAAATTTAATTATTAAAAAAGTAAAGGACGAGGCAAGCGATTTCATATATGAAAAGGTTATCGAGTGGGAAGACAACGATGATTACTACCGTGATTGGAAAGAAAAGGAAGCAATAGAACGAGGATATGTAGATTCCGATGGCGATGTCGATTGGGACCGAGTACACGAAGATGATGATCTAAACGATTATCTTGATTTCAATTACGAGGCTCAAGAGTGGTTGAACAATGCCAATGAAGCATTCAATGTTAGTCCAGAAATGTTGCGCGATGCAGCCAGAGAATACGAGGAATGGATGAAATTGGACGATTTGGATGTTATATATGAAGGATTCGTACAAGAAGCCATGAGAAGAGACGAAGGATATAGCATAGTCAGATGGCTCAATGAAAGACGCCCATGCTATAGGATTGTTAAAAATTTAAACTCAACCGAACTAGTATCAGAAGATATCTCAAGAATCAGAAAATTAGCAGGATTGAGGTAAAATCCAATCAAGCCAAACAATTACGAGCAGAATAGTAGTCCGGTGCCGAAGGGGTATTTAAACCCAATAATGTCATCGGGCTACGCAAACTATTGATATACAAAGCTAATTGTAAAGTTAATTCAGGTATACCTTTACCTTGTATCTCTTGAAACAATGTCATCACAGGAATGTTAGATTCATTTGCCACGCGAAACATCGTTACTGTCATATTACCAGCCGCTTCCCTCGTATCAAATACTGAAAGAAAATAGCTAAAAATTACATCGTACTCAACCAACGGAACAGTGATATCAAATTTATAGAATAAATCAAATACCCTTACCGTTTTATCTATTTGAAAATTGGTCTCATTAACAGACGACATTATTGGCTCACGTTAGCGAACTATTGGAAACATCATTCCTGATGCACCATTAGGAGTTAATCTTACACCAGCTGGCAAAGATTGTTGTAATATACCGGGTGCAGAAGCGGATAAATTCAAACTAACACCAGAGGCATTATTTCTATAATCAAAATTCACAGTAGGTTGTTGTACTTGTCCTATAGTATTGACTGTATTTACCGCTTGTAAATCCACCGTTGATCCTTGCACCGTAGACACCGTTGAGCCATTTTGTTGCACAGTTGCAGTTGCAGCAACAGTAGCAATCGGACTGGGTTCTACATCATAATAAGCAGGATCGGCAAATCCGGGAACAGCAATACTTGGACGAGCACCACCAATATCACCAGTATAATATTTCACAGTCTCATATTGAAGAGTAACTGTATTGATCATAGTGCCATCACCAGAAGAATAATCGTAAATATCATGTAACCAATCTTTAATCATTGGATTGATTAGCACATACGAGGCAAATTTCTTTTGGCTAAATCCATATATTTGAACATCATTAAAGAATGGTGGTTTAGCTAATGGATTGGTAGCATTGCTATTATAATACGATTCACCAATATAACCCCAATCGGTATATTCAATGTTCTTATCGTATATATTTCGTTGATTGTACATTGATCCATTTACTTGAACACCGCTTTGTCCTGCTGTACCATTAACGGACTGAATATTCATGTAGTTTTGACTTGGATCTTTATAGTAGTAACTATAGTAATTATACCATAGATTACGAATTAAATCTGCCTGATCATCATGAAATGTAACCTGAATAGGTCCATATTCTATTTTATTCTGGATCAATCGTTTACGATTGTATTGATTAAGTGTTTCAACTGCCACGTTAAATTGAGGCAGTTGAATCGTTTTTACCATCAAGCCAACTCTAGCTTGATCACCGCCACCAAAAACAGTGGCTAATTGTGGTATTTGTCCAACATTTATATTAAAATAAACATGAAATAGGAACTTGTATCTTGGTATAAATTCATAGCCATTGGCTACAAAGGTTTTTGATGCATGCCGATAATCTCTGTAGATTACCGGCCCATCTTGTGCTATACCAGTTGCTTGTCCTGCCACAATAATTAAGTAGTATTTTAAAGTACTGCTTGTCCAGCTACGGCTGCGGCTGCACCAACGGTAGTCGGAGCACCAAGGAATGCAGGATTACCGATACCCGTGGATAGATCACCCAGAGTACGTTGACCCATATTCGCACCAACGCCATAAGTAGCATCGGATAGCAATTGAACAGCATTATCAAATGCAAGCGAGAGTGTGATATTGGTAACAGCACTTTCGCCATAATCAAGATTATTGTAGTTAGCTCCCTTGATAAAGCAACCAAGTAGCTGCCAAGATTCAAGAACGATTGGTAGAGCAATACCATTACCACCATCAAGCACTTCAACATTACATTGGAATTTATAGTCAATACCAGAAGAGGCAGACGCTTGTTCCATAAAATCTTGTTGTAGCTGTAGCTGCATACCGATTAGCTTAGATACTGCACCAAGGCTATCATCGCGAATAGTACAAGTAACATCCTGCCATTGTGGTTTACCAGCAAGTTTAATTGTGCTATTATAAACCGGAACATCAATTTGATCAAACTGAACATTAGGACGATCAATGTTGATTACTTGCCGTGTTAATTCCGTAAGCAAGCTACCACCACCGCCGAGATTCGTGAACACGACCCGGAAGCGATATTTTAGTTTTGGCATCAAGAGGACTTGATTGCCCGCACCCTGTACTGGAACAGACAAGTTAGATAACGAGTAGGCTCCGTCTGGGTTTAATGAGTAATTTTTACTAGACATTTTATTCTCCGTAAGTATTTATGACGATTCGTAACCATTAAAAATCACGAATCGTCATGTCTTTTATATTAAGCCCCTACTGATAACGAAGCGATTTCACCAGTATTTAGAATGCGAATTGGAATATAGATAAATTCAACTGCCTTCAATGGTTCAATAGCCAAGTCAAGCCATAGTTCATTACGATCAATAGTTTGCGGAGTGTTGTTAGACAGATCGCAGATAACTAGATAATCGTAGATACCTCTCTTGGTTTGCAGGTCGAGCATTAGGGATGTAACTGCATTCCGGAATTGATCACGGGTCAACTGATCGTTTGGCTCAAACAAGAATTGCTGAGATAGACGCTCAAGTTGCATCCGAATGTATCCGATAAGTCTTGCTACATTGATTCTATCCAGAGCGGATCTGATATTTGTGCAAGTTTTGTTACCAAAATTCAAAATACCAACACCGGCTTGGAATGTAATCGGATTGATGTTATTTGTATACAGCAAATCACGAGTAGCAAGATCATTAGAGAATGATACAAACTGACCATTACCTTTTAAATATCCAATCCGAATAGCGTTCTCAACTAGACCACGACGAACACCGGCTGGGGCGAACCAAGGCCAAGATAGCTGGTCAGAACGAATAATAGTTCTGATCATCATGTGACTTGGTGCAGTTACCACTGTTAGGCCAGATAGATCACGTGTTTGGCAACTTGGATAGAAGATACCAGTATATTGGTCACCCAACTGAACGATAGGATTCTTATCAAGATAAGGAGCCGCATCATCGTTAATCCACGCTTGAATATCAGATGGTGCCAGTCTCAGAGGAGTATCACCGATAACAAAACCACTATTACCACGATCAATGTTGAGAGCAACAAGATTTGGCGTTAGTTCTGGGTATTGTGTACAAGCCAATAGTGTGTAGTTTAGCTGTTCTTGACGAGCTTGAGCACTATTATCAATACCCGATTTTAGAGCGGTAACGATAACAATACGTTGAGCATTGCGACCCATATTAGGAGTACCGTTATCGTTATTTTGAGAAGCAGTGACCCATGCATTGGTTTGTAGCAATTGCCAAATAGTAGATGAACCAGTGCTTCCAGGAATAACACCTTGGGTGGCGCTGATTGGACCAGTATTCACACAGACATACAGCGTACCTTCATAGGAAACTCTGGTTCCCTTTGGATATTGGAAATCAGGATTCCATGCAGCCACTGGATAATCAGTTGCATTGAAGTAGTTAACTTGGAACGACTTAACATTAAACCCAGAACGACGAGTATTAAACAGTAGTGTTCCTTGTGGATACAACAATGGGTTTGGTGCATCAGGATCAACATAATTGCTAATAAGCAAAGATTCAATTGTTGGCAGTTCAGCGACAACTGGATCAACAGCGCCGGTAGATGACCAACGAGCATCAGCATAAAGAATGCCATTTTCGGTGGTATTATCTGCGTTATCAAGTAGAACCCATTGACCTTCGCCACTGACATTGGACCAACGACTAATTTTTGGATAATTGATCAGATCACTTGTATCTACCCATAGATCACCAAATTGAAGCGGAGTATTACCGGCATCAAATTGTGAAGTAGGAGGCGTAACATTAAAGATAGGACCATTAGGATTGGTCAGAGTTAGATTGTAGCCACGAACGTCGTTTGTTACATTCTGATAACCCATCCAACGACCGTTGTTCTGAATCATGATATCAACTTGATCAAATGCAGAATAGTACCATAGTGTACCATCATTTGGATCTTGATCTGGTGCAGTAGCAAGAGGAATGTAAGTAAATAGCGGGGAACCTACCCAGTTAGATAGTGTAACACCTACTTTCTCACCTTCAACGTACAGGAATTTCGCACCACGTGCAACCGATGTCCAATCGTTGTTGACGAATCCAGCAACAACGATTGGGCTAGTTGATAGTGTACCAATCGGAATTAAGTTGACAATACCACCGGTAGCGTGTGCAATAACAATACGACCAGCATTATTAACATAGGCGCTAACATTGCTAACAGCAGCAGAACTAATATCTGCAACAAAATTCTGTGCGGTAGTGCCACTGAGAGTTACAGTAACTTCGGTATACTCAGGATCATTTGGCTCGGATGCTTGTAGAATAAATTGAGAACCAGCAACAAACGTGCCAGAATCAAATGCAGCAGCAACCACAGTCGGACCAGTAGCAAATCTACTATATAGTGTAAATCCAGCCATTCCATAATCAGCATTGTTAGCGATGTCTGGTCCGGTGGGAGCAAACAAGGGATTAACTTCTGCATACAATGTGCCAGCAGGAATCGCAGCACCACCACCAGCAGGATCAATACTATTGATAGCATCAAGATCGCTACGATAAATGCTCACAGTTTGACGAACAAATGTATCAAGAACGGCATCGTATTTCTTAACGACGATATTAGCGCCTTGATTTACATTGTTGGTCTTCAACCAAATAGAACCGGTAGGATGTGGTGCGGTATCAGTTGTACGCCACCGTGGAACCTGATAGCTCCGTGAAGCCTGATACCGCGGGCATAGATATTGTGAGTTCAGTACGCCACCGGGTGTTGGTAGAATGCCAAGAGCACTCAGAACACCAGCAGTAGTGGCTGGACCAAAATCAACACCACCCTCAATACTAGCGGTGACTGCAAGCATGTTGCTATAAAGCATCAGCTTACCATTGATAGCAGCGGCGAAAACACCGGGAATAGCAGCAGCGTTGATGTCGTCAGCTAACTGAACAACAGTGGTACCTAAACCAGCGATATTAACAACAACGCCATTGATTTCAAGTGAACCGACGGGAACAGCGGTTGGCGCTAATGTACCAGTAACTGTTGGCCAAGATAGTGCCCATTCATCAGAACCGACTTGAACCCAAGTATTAAAAATATTGGATAGTTCTGGAGCTGTTGTTTGGGCTTCAGATGGGCCGCCGCACTTAAAGAAGATAGGCATATCAAGAGCAAGTGCGTTAACGGAATAATTACCGATATCACCAAAGCTAGAAGATGGACCTTCTGTTACACTGGATACACCGTTGTAAGTAG